TTTTGCAACTGCTGAACAGATCAACAAGACGGAAGTCTATCGTGATCCAGACAGCTTTGCAGACATCTGTAGGGGCATGCACAATTATGGTCGCAAGATTCTTCGGCCAGAAGCAATCGTCACCGCTAAATTTAACGCAGCCTAAAGGAGGGCAAAAAAATGGCAACTTACGCTAGTTCACTTCAGGCAGTCCACCGGCCAACAGCCCCTGGCTGCTATCTGATCAGCAATACAATCGATATTGCTGTGGAGAATGTGAATAACGCTGCGGCACTCGCCGCTAACGATATTCTGAAAATCTTCACTTTACCAAAAGACACGCTAATCATGGCTGCAGGTTTCGAAGTCGAAGCCCTGTTGACCGGCGAGTCTAACGACACAACTTTCAACCTCGGTATCACTGCGGCCTCTACAGGCGGCATTGCGGTAGATGTTGATGAATTTGTCGCTGCTATGGACACCGATGCGATGGCGGTCGGATCTTACGCTACCATGATCCCAGGCGTGTACCCAAACGTAGTAGGCTCAACCACCACTACGTTGGATCTGGAACTGCAAGCTGCTGGAACAGCACCAACCGGCGGTAAAATGCGGGTTTGGGCAGTTCTTATGAACATCGACAACCCAGGTTCATATGATGCGAATGAAGTTGATCGTGACTTCTTAGCATAACAAATTAGGGGCTGGCCCAGTGCTGGCCCCTTACCTCATAATAAGGTGTTACAATGGCTACAACTTATCTCGATTTATGTAATCAAGTTCTTCGCAGGTTGAACGAAGTTGAGATCGTTGAAGCTGATTTTGCATCCGTGCGTGGTATTCATGCGCTTGTCAAAGACGCCGTTAAATCTAGTGTGGCTAAACTCTCCCAAAGAGAATTCGAATGGCCGTTTAATGCCGCAAGCCATACTCAAGTTTTGACTGCAGGAACTTCTGAATATGCATGGCCTTCATCGTTTAAAGCGGTGGATTGGAACAGCTTCCAAATTCAGGAAAGTTCAACTCTCGGCTCTGGATTTAAGTCGCTTAAATTCATTGAGCGGGATGAATGGTATAAAAATCACCGGGATGCAGATTTCTCTTCCGGTACAACGGGCCGGGGAAATCCTGATCTTGTATTTCCATCCCACGGCTCTGGCTTTGGAGTTACGCCCTCGCCCAGCGCTGCGTTCTCTGTCGTGTTTAAATACTATCTGAATTACACCGACATTACCGCCGCCACTGACACCACCCGCATCCCTGATGGATTTGATTATGTCCTGGTCGATGGTGCGCTTTATCACATGTATTTATTCAAAGATAATATTGAAGGCGCACAGGCCGCTTATGCTACTTTTGATGAGGGCATTAAATACCTTCAAACTATCTACATTAATTCCTTTGCCAGTGTCACTGACACTCGGATAAGATTCTAATGCCTGATCAGATTCAATCTTACAAAGTGGTTTCCAGCGGCGGTCTAAACGCTAATGAAAACCACCTTAATTTATCAGAGAATAGTCCTGGGGCGGCTACTCGCTTAATTAACTATGAACCATCATTATTTGGCGGCTATCGTCGTATCGATGGCTTTGCTAAATATGCGGCTGCGTTTGGCGAAGTCAGCGTGGCATATAATGCAAACGGTAGCACGACAGGCCAAGGCGAAGTTCTAGCCATTTGCATTTTTAAGAACGATGTTACGGGCGGGACAACAGTTATTGCTGCAAGGCAGGATGCTGGGGCTGCAACATATTCATTCTATTTCTTCACAGCAGATATTGGTTGGAGAAAATATACTCTAGACCACTCCGCTTCACGGGCCATGACAGCAAATGGATTGACTGTTAAAAAGCTACGCCACGTCCAATTCAATTTCGGCACAGGCAATAAAATCTGTTTTGTTGATGGCGTCAATGAAGCAATCATATTTGATGGGACTCATTGGGAGGAACTAAAATCTTCTAACGATGGGGGATATATTGCTAGCAGCAGTCACAACTCTGGCAACGGCACAGGGGGCGGTGATAGCGCCTTAAACGCTCCTGCATTGGTGGGAGTATTTGAAAACCATCTGTTCTTAGCGGGTCATGCGGCGTCTGCTGCGGCTATTGCTTTTAGCGCACCAAACGATCCTTATACTTTTGAAGTTAGCAGTGGCGCTGGGCAAATCTCTGCAGGATTTGATGTTGTTCAGATCAAGCCGTTTCGGGATAATCTGTTTATCTTTGGGGCCAACGCAATCAAGAAAGTTAACGTCAATTCCAGTGGTACTTTTGCCATTGAAAATGTCACAGCAAATGTTGGCTGCGTAGCCCCAGATAGTGTGCTGGAAATCGGCGGTGATCTGGTCTTCATGTCACCCTCTGGCATCCGACCAGTTGCGGGTACTAGCCGTATCGGTGACGTTGAGCTATCGCCTTTGTCCACTTCAATACAAATCAAATTGGTTGACGCAATAGCCAACTACGACATGCTTGATTTGGATGGAGTAGTTATCCGGTCAAAGAACCAACTGCGTTATTTTGTTGGGGATGATGCAGATGCCGAGGCAGCCTCTGATGCTATTGGCTTTATCGGTGCGCTGACTGAAAACAGCGGTGCACTTAAATGGGAGTTTGGCGAACTCTTAGGCATTAGAACCTCCTGCATAGTTTCAGATTATATCGGAACAACTGAGGTTATTTTGCACGGCGACTATGATGGCAACGTCTATCAGCAGGAAATTGGAAACAGCTTTAACAGCCAAGATATTGTAGGCGTCTATGCTACTCCATATTATGATTTTGGAGAGACTGAACAGCGCAAAACCATGCGTAAAATCAATACATTCGTCAGGGCTGAAGGCCCAATAGAGATGCTATTATCGGTGACTTACGATTGGGGTGATCCTAATTCTGTAGCACCAAATACTTATACTCAAAACTTGTCCGGTGCGCCTACCGTTTACTCCGGTCGAGGCGTGAACTTTGGAGCCAGCAACGTGATCTACGGCGGTCCATCCAAACCGATTATCACAAGCGATATTCAAGGATCAGGGTTCTCAGCACAAGCGACATACGTGACGGTGGGACAATTATCTAGCTACACAATTCAGGGCATGGTCTTTGAATTTTCGGCTGCAGGGAGAAGATAAGACATGGCAGGTTATACAAGGCAATCTTCAGCATCGATTACGTCTGGTGCGGTTATTACTGCCAGCCCGATTAACGCTGAATACAATCAACTCTTAGCGGCTTTTGTTAATACAACTGGTCACAAGCATGATGGCACAGCAGCCGAAGGTCCGGTCATTGGCCTGATTGGAGATCCTGGTGTTGCAGCGCCACTAAACAAAGTCGTTGTCGATAACACAAACAATCGGATCGGCGTCTTCGTTGATGCGTCTGGTGGTGGCTCGACCGTAGAGCAAATCCGTATTTCAGACGGGGCTATCGTCCCCGTTACGGATAACGACATTAACCTTGGAGCCAGTGGCGCAGAGTTTAAGGATTTGCGGCTGGATGGCACAGCTTACATTGATGTGCTGGAAGTCCACGAAGGTTCTACGCTCACAGGCGCATTAACTGTCGCTGGCGTGACTGCCCTAAACGGCGGTCTGACAATGGACAGTAATAAGTTCACGGTGGCTAATACCAGCGGCAACACTGCTATTGCTGGAACGCTTGCGGTCACTGGAACATCCGCTCTGACAGGCAATGTCACTGCTGGTGGCACAATGGGGATTACTGGCGCTACCACTGTCGGAGGTACTCTGGGCGTTACTGGGGCCGTAACTGCAAATGCTGGCGTTGTCGTAGACAACATCACAATCGACGGCACTGAGATTGATCTGTCTAGCGGTGATCTTACAATAGATGTTGCAGGAGATATTATCCTCAATGCCGATGGCGGGGATATAAGCCTACAAGACGGCTCCGCTACGTTTGGATCACTAAACAACAACTCCGGGCAATTGATTATAAAGTCAGCAACTACAACCGCTGCCACATTCTCTGGCGCAAATGTAGACTTTGCTGGCACCTTTGATAGCACTGGCGCTGGTACGTTTGATAGCACTCTTGCTGTTACTGGCGTTCTAAGCCCCGCCACTCATGTGGACATGCCTGACGATGCGGTTATTAAGGTCGGAACTGGTGACGATTTAGAGATCAGCCATGATGGCACTGACTCTTTTATAGCCAACAAAACAGGCGTTCTCAAAGTTGCTACCGAAACAAGCGGCATTGCAGTTACAATCGGACATACCACCTCTGAAGTTACCATAGGCGATAACCTCACTGTTGCAGGTAACCTTACTGTCACGGGTACTCAGACGGTGGTTGATACCGTCACTATGAACGCTGCGAATGCGGTAGTCTTCGAAGGCGCTACAGCAGATGCTCATGAGACTACACTAACAATCGTTGATCCCACCGCTGACCGCACAATTAACCTACCAAACCAATCTGGCACGATCCCAGTATTAGCAGCGGCATCTAATACAGCAGTTTCATCTACCCCAGAAGAATTAAACATAATGGATGGCGGCACGTCAGCCACCAGCACCACTCTTGCAGATGCTGACAGAGTAGTGGTGAATGATGCTGGCACGATGAAACAAGTCGCATTAAGCGACTTTGAGACGTATATGGAGACCTCTCTCGACACGCTGGCAAACGTGACCACAGTTGGCGCTGTGAATGCAGGTTCGATCACCAGCGGCTTTGGGACAATCGACACTGGCGCAAGCGCAATCACGACCACTGGAACTGTGAATTTCGGCTCACTAGCTGATGGTACGATTACGGTTACTGCTTTTGTCGATGAAGACAATATGGCGTCTAACTCAGCCACTCTTATTCCAACCCAGCAAAGCGTAAAAGCATATGCTGATGCGGTAAACGGTGCATCTAATAACGTTGTAGGATTAAGCAGCTCTGGTGATGAACTCAATATTTTGGATGGGGCCACTGTTACCACAGCCGAGGTCAATATTCTGGACGGAAGTGCTACGACCCAAGCTACAGTTACTTTAGTCGGCACAGATGGTGTGGTTATCTCTGATGCGGATGTGATGAAGCAAGCACTTGTATCAGACTTTGATACATACGTTTCTGGCACAACTAAGACGCTGACCAATAAAACACTGACCACTCCAATCCTCACAACTCCGATTGCCAACGCTGGCATTCAATTAAAGAATGGTGCGACATCAGCAGGATTTCTGGAGTTTTTTGAGGATACTGATAACGGTTCAAACAAGGTCACATTGATTGGTCCAGCGGCTACTGCTGATGTTACTCTTACGCTTCCAGCGGCTGCAGATACGCTTGTGGGCAAGGCTACAACTGACACGCTGACCAACAAGACGCTGACCACTCCAGTTCTTACTACGCCTATCGCTAATGCTGGTATCCAGCTTAAAAACGGCGCTACTTCTGCAGGATTTCTGGAGTTCTTCGAAGACAGTGATAATGGCACGAATAAGGTAACTTTAATCGGTCCAGCGGCGACCGCTGACGTGACGCTGACGCTTCCAGCGTCTGCAGATACGCTTGTTGGTAGAGCCACCACTGACACCTTCACTAATAAGACTTTGACCACTCCAGTTCTTACTACGCCTATCGCTAACGCCGGGTTACAACTCAAGAATGCGGCAACCTCTGCAGGGTTCCTCCAGTTTTTTGAAGATAGCGATAATGGCACTAACAAAGTCACGCTGATCGGCCCCGCAAGCACCGCAGACGTAACATTAACTCTACCTGCCGCTGCGGGCACCATTGCTACAACAATTAATGTGAACGACGAGGCAGTAGCTCTGGCAATCGCACTCGGATAAGGAAATCAAATGGCTAATACGTTCAAAGTAATCACGAAAGCTGGAGTAACCAGCCTAGACGTAATTTATACCGTTGCAAGCGGTACTAGCACAGTGATCCTGGGCTTGCTGCTGGGTAACACAACATCGGCCCAGAC